ATGTCGATATTCAAGTTTGCAATGGTTCCCTCTTCCATTAACTCTGCAGTTGTGGTAACTTTCTTAACTGGGCCAAACAATCCTTCTAATTGTAATCTATGAACCTCTGTTCCGTCCAGTGTACCAGTCGTTCCAAATCGCAATGCAGTGTTCTTCATTTTTTCTAGAATACCTTTCAATACATTTGCTTTAAATAAATGTGCTTCATCACCCACAACCATGTCGAATGACTCTAATGTTTTCTTAGGTGCTTTTGCAAATGACTGCCATGTTGTAATTGTAATGGGTGCATCGAATACTGGTTGACCATGATAGATTTTACAGATAGGTTCTTTGTATCCATAGTCCACAAAATCTTTACTCAACTGTTCTACCAGTGAAGTTGTCGGAACAATGATTACAGTTTTTTTGTTGTAGTATCTTGCGAGTAGGTATATGATTAATGATTTGCCACTTGCAGTTGGTGAGAGTAATAGTTGTCTCCCATATTGAATCGCAGTATTAAATGCATCTATCTGATATTCTCTAGGTTCAAAGGGAAGGTTCAAATCTGCCAACCATGATTGACTGACCTTCTCTCTTTGTTTAGTTCCAAGAATATCTTCGACACCCTCAAATTCATAACCCCTCTCCCTGCAGAACTCGTCAACATATGGAAGTAATCCAATATAGATTTTGTGTGTTTTAATAGAGAATAGGTATACCTTACCGTCCCACATTCTATTCTTATAGGAAGGCATAAATTTTGCGTTGGGTACTTTAAAGGAAAAAAACTCAAACAGTTCTTTTGCGAGTCCATCGTCACAATCAACTTTAAGAAATACTTCGTTTACCTTAGAAACCTTAACAACATCAGACATAAGGTTTTCCAGTGAACCAGCATACTAAAGATTTTCTTTGTCCTTTCAATACTGGTGTAACTTGGTGATATAGAAATGAAGGGAATACCACAACACTTCCGATACTTTTTGAAGAAAAGGATAATGTCTGAATTGCATCTTGCATACTAACTTGTGGATTTGTTCCATGCATTCTATCAAATTGTTGGTTGGGTTCTAACCACTGAAAGTGTCCACCCTCGTAATCGTCTTGGTCTGATAATTGAACCGTCATACTTAATTTTCTATGCATTCCGTTTCCATAAGGAATTGGCCCTGCATCAGTATGCCATGTATAGAAATCTCCTTTCCTATCAGGTTGTTCATTGTAAACAGTATATTGAGGATTCTCCATATATTCCCATGTATGATTCCACCTACAATCTTGATTTGCCATGTTTATCGCATCATGTAGTTTATTAGTAAGGTGTGCAGGCATATCTGAGTCAGTAAACCATTTTATTTTAGAAGAACGAATCGACCAATCTTCCGTACCTTCCTCGTTAGGATTAGGACGGTCTGCATCTTGATTATTGGGAGCTCCAATCTGCCCAGGCATTTCTTGAATTTTATCAGCTGCGTGTATTAAATCGCCTATTTCTTTAACTGAAAAGAAGTTTGGAGCTTGCCAAACGTAGTTCTCTAATATCATTTTAGTTACCCGCCATGAACTTTCTCCAATCGATTGTGTTTCTAATCGTTTGGTGTCTCCATGTAATATTTTGCATACATTCCTTAAGGAAGTCTACTGTTATCTTCAAGTATTCCATTTTTGCGTTTAATTCCTGAAGGTCTTCATCTGCATTAAAGAAATGGTGCATTTCATTCTTCATAACCCTTACACCGTCCAGTGCATCAGGTTTCCAACCATATTCTTTTATAGTGTCATCGTCCATTTTACCATTATACCATAACCACTTATCTCTAAGTAGAGTATCGTATTTGAGTTGGTATTGTTTTTGAACCATTAACTTACTGGTTAGTAAGTCTAGGTATTTTGCGTGGAGTTTGGGGACTTCAAGTGATGCAGAATCTAACTCAATATCATCTATTTCACAATCTTTTGCCCATTCAATTTTCAATTCATCTAAGTTCATAATATACCATTATACCACAATATAGTAGTATTTATAAGGGGTTTTAGGACTTGGTTTGTATCTCGTAGAAGTTGAATCTGAACTGAACTTCGCAAGTTACAGGTGCAGTTTCTGCCCCTGATTGCAACTCTAAGGAACCAAGTGAAATTGGAAATGCATCATAGAATCTGAAGTATCTATTGGGTATATTCTTGTTAGTATTGGTAACAAGTGTAATCTGAGACGTAGTTTTTAGGTCATCTCCGTCCATTGCTGACACACCTAGTGTATTCTTTTTACCGCCAGTTAGTCTTTCATAATCAGATGGACTTGCAACTGGAACAATCTGAGTTATCCAATCATACATTTCTTGATAGTTTTTTAAGTCTTCGTCCACTAAAAATGATACATTTAGTGTTTCAAACTCTACTTTATCACCATGAAAATATGCATCAACCCCAATTCCTGCAGGTTGAACCAGTTCCTGAAACGATAAGCCTGGAATGGATACCGTTTGAACGTAGTATTCAACTGTAGGAACCTTGTCTACTAAAAGACGAAAATTGTTCTTATTGAGTATTGATTTGTTTATTTCAGCCATTTAGTTTAACAATCCTTTTAGAAGAAGAGGTATCGAAGTAATCATCACCTCGATACTCTCTCGTAGATGTTTTTTCACAAAGATAACCGTCCATTTCGTATACAGTAATAGTTGTTCTACTAATTACATTAGTTGTTTCTTCACCATTAGGAAAAGTATTCTTTTCCCAAGGCCCCTCTAATACTCTAACATTTTTTTCCATGATATCCTCGTGTACTACTATTTAGGTTACTTCTCTGTTACAAACTCATTTAACTGTCTTGCAGTTCTGATAACCTCTTCACCAGTAATTTCTCTTAGTGGTAAAGCTTTCTTATCATTAGGGAAGGTATCGTTGTGTGCGAAGATAGCATCAACTTCTCTTTGGAAGTTTCCTTCAATTATTCCTTGTGCTTGTGAAAGTAAGTCGGCTCTGATTTCGAACCCTGATTTATTATTTGACATATTTTTCTCCTGTGTGTATGTGTCATGTACTGTATTGTACCTTGTATTTAGTGCAAAAAAAAGTTGAAAAACCGCTTGACAGTGGGGTACGTTTTATGTTAAGCTATAAACATGGAAAAACAAACAATAATCTTTGACGTTGATGGAACTATCGCAGATTGCGAACATAGGAGACATTTCGTTGAAACTCAACCAGCAGACTGGAAGTCATTTAAAGAACATACTGATATGGATACCCCTGTTCAGTGGGTTTGTGACATTGCAAAAAGACACATTGCCATTGGGGATGATGTTGCATTCTTCTCTGCGAGAAACGAATCTCAAAGAGAGATTACCGAATCTCAGATTTCTGCGTGGATTGGTGATGGTCACAAAGGTCTTTTTCTTAGACCCGATGGTGATTTCAGACCTGATGAAGAGTTTAAATCCGACCTTGCAGAAAAATTCGAAGAGTTCGGTGGAAAAATCGACATTGTCTTTGACGATAGAAACAAGGTTGTTGATATGTGGAGAGCGAGAGGAACTACTGTTGTTCAAGTCGCTGATGGAGATTTTTAAAGTTACGTTGAGAGAAACCGAGGCTCGTTACCTTGCCTGAAAAATGGAGTCAAAAACAAATAACGATTGTGAGATAGAAGACCTCAACTAGAGACCCCAGTTAACCTGCTGAAGAGTGAGAAGTGACTGGGGTTTCGCTTATCTGAGACAAAAAAAAAGGTCTCCGAAGAGACCCTTTTAAAGTTAGTTAAAACTTTTGATTTACAGAATGTTAGAAACTGCAAATTTTCTGTAGTATTGGTTTGTTGCCGCTGTAGCAAGTCCATCAGCTGGTGTAGTACCAACGAAAGGATTTGAAACCATTCCATATCTAGTTTTGAAACCGATTTTTGGTTGGAATGTGTTTTCGCCAACTGCACGAACCATTTGTAATGGAACGTATGGGCAATAAAACATACCTGCATCATAAGGATTTGTTCCTCTGTAACCAACAGTTAAGTAATCAACACCAGCATATGGGTCGATGTATACTTTAACTCTTCCGTTAAGAACACCAGCAAATGTATTGCCTGTGTCATCAACGTTTAGGTTAGTAGAAAGAGCAGGAGCGTAATCTAATACACCTGCCATTGACAATGCAGAAGCTACGTCTGAAGAACATAGGATAAAGTTACCTTTTCCTCGTCTTGTTTCTTTAGCGATTGCGTTGCTTTCTCTTTCGATTTGGAATAACAAACCTTTGAATTTCTCAACTGACCAACGTCCGTTAGCGTCAACGTCTAAATTGAACGTACCTGCAACTGCTGCTGCTGATGCACCAACTTTTGCTTGTATGTTAACGTTTCTGACAACTTCTCTGTTGATTTCAGCAAGAATTTCTGATGAAAGAATATTTGCTAATTCTGATTCTGCATCAAGGCCGTGAATTGCTTTAAGGTCTTGTGCAAGTTCGAGTGTGTACTCTGCTTTTAATGCTCTTGACTTAGCAGTAACTGTAGCTTTCTCTATTGAGAAACCCATTTGAGCAAAACCGTTGGATGCTTCTACATCACCAAGTGCTTCTGCACTTGCTGTAGACATACCGTCCCCAGTGTCAGATGCATAAGAACCGTTAAACGGGTCTTGGTTCTGAGCAGCTAAAGGGCCTGCAGCTGTAGGGTTAACTCCGCCAGAGTAATCACTCTGTACTTCGTCTATTCCCATAGCTTCGGATTTTGTCAATCTAGTTCCTGATGGATAATCGTTATATCTTGCTTTCATAGCAAAGATTAATCCAGTAGGGCCAGTCATTGGTTGAACTCCACAAATGTCGTATGCAACGAGATTTGGCATAGCACGTCTTACTAGGGAGATTAAAATCGGATCCCAGTTAGATATGCCTGTTCCAGTAGCATTTAAAGGTGCTGCTTCTTGCAAGTTCTGCTCTTGTAGAGCTTTCTCTTGGTTTTCTAAGATTACAGCAGTAACAGCTCTCTTGTAGTTATCCTCGATTTTTGGTAAATCGGAATGTTCTAGAATAGGTTGCCACTTTTCTTGTAAGTTTTCTGATAAAAACATTTTATTTTCCTTTAAATTAAAACCTAACCTTATAAGGGGTTAAGTTTGGTTATTGCAGACGAATACTTATTCATAGTAGGGTCTAATTTCTTCTCAGTTTCTTCAACTTGAAATTCATTTTCACCTTCTTGAACATTAGTTTCCGCCTCAACTTTCTCTCCGTCTACTTTGAAGTATGCTTCTTTGATTTCAGAAATCTTCTCAGCGAAGTCTTCACCATCTTTGAAATCTACTCCTTCAGCAAGTGAAGAAAGTTTCTCTTTTTGTGTATCTGTTAAATCTTTCGATGCTTCTGATACAACATTTTGTCTCTTGAGTTGGTCTAACTCTTCAGTGATTGCCATGTTATTAGACACTTCACCGTCAAGTTTAGCTTCCATCTCTTCAAGACGATTTGCGAGTTCATCGATAACATCGTACTTATCTTCAGGAACATCAACGTAGTGTTCTACGAATAATGTTTTTAAACCTTCGATAAAGTTCTCAGTCATTTCTGACCTCAAACCACGTTCTATTGCTAGTTCGTTTTCTTTCGTCCACTCTTCTGCACAATATGTTAAGTACTTGTCAACTGCTTCCGAAAGGTCGCCTTTAACTGACTCAACTGTGGTTTTTAACTCTTCTTGATATTTACTATCAAGTTGTTCTTTAACTTCCTGTACTTTTGATTGTACAGCAGCTTTAAAGATTGTCTTTGCCTTTTCTGAATTTTCTTCAGAAAGGTCTAATGCTTCGGAAATTGCTGATAGGTCGTCATCTATCTCAATTTCAACTAGTGAGGATTCAACATCTGCAGAAACTTCTTCTGCAACTGCATCTTCTTCTGCATTTTCTGTAATTTCTTCAGACATAGACTCAAGGATTTCTCCTACTTTGTCTTCGTCCATAGTCTTCAAAGATTCAACAACTGCTCTCGCAACTTCTGCTTTAGTCAAACTCTCGTCCTCTTCAGATTCAGATATTGTAGACAATACTGTTTGAAGTTCTTCCTTAGTCATTTCCTTCATGTTGTTGACGATAGCTTTTATTGATTCCATCTTCGAAGGTTTTGTCTCTTCTTTGACTTTCTCTTGCTTTTCAGCTTTACCAGCACCTTTCTTCTGAGGGTCGCCTTCATTTGAAGGGACTTTCTTCTCAGCGTCTTTTACTGCTTTAACTGCTTTGTCAACAGGATTGGTTTCAACTGGGACGACTTCCGCTTTGCCTGCTTCTATTGATTCAGCATCGGATGAACCTTGTTTGACTGGTTTTTTATCACCTTTCTCAGACTTAGCGTCAGGTTGAGTACCTTCCTCTACAGTCTCAACTACTTCCTCAGTAGTCTCTAGGTTATTTTCTAACTCTGCCATTTTTTTCTCCTGTTTTAATACTAATTTGTATTACTTTATTTTATTTATATGTTATAGACTCTCAACGAACCTTTTCCATAGATTTAACTTAGTTTCTTCAAGTTGATTTTTCTTAGCAGAACGTAATTCTTGCCTCATAGTCTCAACTTGAACTCTTGTAAGAATACCATTTTCCATTACCCACTCAACACCTTCCATAATTCCTTCGACAAATGCCTCAGGGGCAGAAGGGTCTGCGACTATATCACCTGCAGTTGCAAGTTGAAAATCATTCTTAACATATTGTGCATCTCCCTTTTGTTCTAGTGAACCAAGTCCCCTAGAAGATACTCCGAGTTTTGCACCATCGTTTATGAGAGCTTTTACAATCTCTCCGTTTGGAGTACTTAAAACCTTTGCTTTACCCAAATAGTTTTTACCTTCCAATTCTAATGATTGGATTAAGTGGGATACTTTATCGAGGTTAATAGTTGGGCCATCAGGGTGTCCGAGCTCACCGAATGCACGGTCTTTTTCTACGAACTCCTTCTTATATCGGTTAACTTCCTTCTCCATAATTGCTTTAGGATAGACTCTACCGTTACGATTTTTAATATCGGCCTGCATAAAGACGCCTTCTATGAAGTAATCTTTTTTACCATTCGCACCCTCTGTAATGATGGGCGATATAGTTTCGTTAAACTCTGCTATTAATTTCATTTACTATTTCCTCTATATTTACACCAAATTCTTCACCCATATTTTTCATAATTTGTTTGATGTCTTTAAACTCTTTCTTCGCAGTCTTTAGGTCTTTATACGGAGCATCTCCTGTAAAGTTTTCCCCATTAACAAATGCGTGTACTTTTCCTTCGTACATTGCGTATACTATGTCGACATTCTTACCACTTACATTGACACTGTCTCTATTGACCTCTTTATGTCCTGTAGGAAGTTTAAACTTTGCCTCGTTTAATTCCTTTACCATAGTGGTAAAACTCTTCATATTAACCTTCTGCTACTTCTTCTTTCTCAACGGTTGACCATGTAGTCGAAGTTTCAACTCTTTTGAAGTCTACTGCTTGTGCAGCCTTTTCCTTGACACCTTGACCGATTAGGTCTTTTGCACTCTGCAATTCACCCTTCTCTATCGTATCAACTATTTCTCTCGCAATTTTACTCATTATTTGTCTCCAATTTCGTTTGAGTCGTAAAACCCGTCTCCGCCACCAGTGTCTGCACCGTCAGCCTTTTCTTGTTCGATTTGGGAATCAATTTCCTTGATTTCCTCTTCTGTTTGTCGCAAAATATACTTTCTAACGTACTCTTGACTGAAGTATTTTCCAACATATTCACTAGCAGTTTGAAGTGCATCTAATCTTTCTCTAAGAATCTCTTGTTCTTTCAATTCTGTAAAGTGGTTGTCTGCAGTATAGTCATATTGTAAAAAGTCTTTAAACTTGTCAAACTCTTCTGCACTTACAACCTCTTTAAGAACTAACTGAGTTCTTAATAAATCTGTAAAACACCTCGCAAACTTCTTCTGAAGTCTGTTAGTGAACTTATTAAACTTAAGTTCGTCTCTAGAAATCTCCGAAGAACGACCCATATTGAATCCGTTATCCGACTCCATTCTAGAACTTGGAACATTTAATGACTGATATAACTTCTTCTTGAAGTATTCTACATCGTCAATTTCTGCGAGGTTTTGTCCACCAGGCAAGGTTGTAATTTCCGTTCCTCTACCACCTTCTCTTCTTGGCAACCAAAAATCTTCCAACATACTCATATGTTTTCTATCATCTTTGATTTCACCAGTATCTGCATTGTAAACAAGTTTATTTCTATACTTGTTCATTACATCTGCAAGATATTGTTCTGCTTTTGCCTTTGGAAGGTTACCTACGTCAATGTAGAAAATCCTTCTTTCAGGAGCCCTAGATAATCTATAGATTACTAGTGCATCTTCCATCATTGATAACTGATTTGCAGTCTTCAATGCTTTGTGCAAATACCCAATAACTGCATTCTTGTTAAAATCTAACAATCCTGAAGTAGTATAAGTTACTGCCTCA